GCGACCGTTGGTTTGCTCGTCGTACTATTGAAAACGATGAGTATGGTTATATGCGCAAGGATATTCTACGCTCACACGAGTCTTGGATCCCACAAGAAGATGGCGAACGTGGTCACTTTGAAGTCCTTTACCAAATGCGTGACACTGGTGAATGGATTGCTTATAAAGATTTAGAAAAAGCATTGGAGGCAGCGTAATGAAAGAGCTTCTTAAAGTAGTAGGTATCATCGTAATCATAGGCGGTATCTCTGTCTATACATACCACATTTGGTCTGATTGCTTAAATGAAAATTCTGTGTTTACTTGTATGCGGATGCTATCTAAATGACACCAGTAGAAATTGCTGAGTACAAACAAAAATGGATGTCGAACCGAGATAATTCGGTTCCTTTTCATTCTGATTACAAGCGCCAAGCAAAAGAATGGTGTCGTGTCCAATTGCATCCAGCTCAATGGAAGTTTGCAGAATGGACTAATGTTTATGAGCACACTATGTATTTTGAATTTAAACAAGACTCTGTAGCTTTTCAGTGGCATATGGAAGAATTAGCTGAAAAAAAGTTGAAATTAAATCAAAATAACAGTTGACATTTGCTTAGACTTATATTATATTATTAATATAAAGTAAATAAGGATACACACACATGGCATACGTTACTTACAAAAACCGTACTTCTTCTGACTATCGTTTTACCGTCGAATCTCTTGATGATCCGGCGATTGCTGACTTTAAAGCAATTCTTGTAAGACAAAATGGCTATATCATTCGTGCTCGTAAAATGTACGGCTTGACTAGCTATTATGGTCAACAACCAACTCAAGGTCTTCGCATTCGTCCTCGTGGCCCTCGCAATGGCGATACACATGACACACCTATTGAAAATGCAACGCACTTTGACGTATATGTTCGGGAGTACAAATAATGGATATGGATCTTCTTCAATCACTTGACAAATTACCTCTTGACAAAGCTCGTGAGGTTGCAGTTTCTCTTATTGATGATAAGAAAACTAAAAAGCTTGTTCGTAACCGTCTAGAATATGACATCTCTGTAGCTCCAAATTCTGCTGAAGTATCACGTATCATGTGGCAAGTCTATCTTTCTGGTAGTGGTCTTGGTACTGTTGGCTCATCTTGGAAAAAACATTACAATAATGCTTGAAAGGTTAAATAATGCTAGCTGAAATGATTGAAGATACTTTTTATGAAGTTGAAATGCCGGCCTCTGCATGGGAGCCGGCAAACGTGTTTAAACACCAACCTTATGGTGAATGCGATAACTGGAAAAAATCTGGTAAACCTCTTCGCATTCTAAAAGAAGGTAAAGTTGTTGCTGAGATTTCTTCTTGGAATGCAATCAACATTAAAGAAAACTCAAGCATTGTAAAATTAATGAATCCAAAAAGTAATCGTTTTGGTGATTACACATGGATTCCAACTTGGGTACTTTATACTAAGCACTATTATAAGCTTTATGATTTATCTTGCGGTAGCGAAACTAAGCAAGGTGTTATTCATCTTACAAAATATGAGCCTAAAAAGCCAAAGCAAGTCAAATCACCTCAAATTATTATAGGTGAACTTGGTGAAGATGTAATTGAATCATATTACGATCAGGCGATTAAAACTTCAGATTGGTTTGATAGCGAAAAAGATGGCACTATGGGTTCTGTCATGCGCTATGAAGTAAAAACAATTCAATTGAATCGATCAACTCAAGGATTTTGGATGAGCGAATCTCAAGGTCCAAAACTTGATGGAGTTGATTTGCTTTTCTTTATTGAAGTACCAGAAACTGATACCGATTTAGCTAAGGTATACTTAGTAATTGACCACAAAAATTGTTTTGATTTTGCTTATAGAAATGATGGTACACGAGTAAGAAATTATCCGTTGACAAATTGTCTATACCAGTTTACTATAGACAAAGATAAATCAAAAATCATGTTTGAGCAATCTAAACTTATTTCTACATGGAGAACATAATGGCACCAAATACACCTGAATCAGTTAAAGTTTTGCATGAATGCGCTGAACTTCAACTCAAAAAATCTCGTGATTATCAAAATCCAAATTCTACAGTTTTACAAGCTGATTACTACAACAATGGCGTCACTACAATTTTTGACACCATGCATGGTAAAATGCTTCGTATGAAATCTGTTATGGAAGCAATGCAAGGTGAAGATTATGCACCAAACTTTGAAAGCCTCGAAGACAGTGCTAAAGATCTTATCAACTATGCATCATTCTTTGTTTCATATTGTCGTGGTACAATTCCTGGGCAAAATGCAGGTCGTGACATCTTTAATCGTCCATCTAAATCAAACACGCCAGAGCCTGCTCCAGAACCAGATCAATCAATTGTAGATATGCTAAATGATATGGGAGATGATGAGTAATGAATTATCCATCAGTCAATGATATTCGTAAATTCTTTATCGGCGAACTTGCCGATGAAGCTTTTACTATTGACCGCACGGGTCAAAAGACTATTGAAATGATTGGTGCTTCATTTATTGCCGACGAATCGGCTATCTTTGGTGAACCAAATCAAGAATACATTGATGCTGAAATTGCTTGGTATGAATCTCAGTCAACTAATATTAATCGCCTTGCTGAAATCTATGGCAAGTCTCCTGCTGCTTGGCAATATTCAGCTAACAAATATGGTGAGATTAACTCAAATTACGGTACGCTGATCTACTCAGATCAATATGGAGATCAATATGATTGCGTACTAACAGAATTATTGGAGAACCCTGATGGCCGACGTGCTAGTTGTATTTACAATCGTCCTTCTATTTGGAATGATTTTAAAGCTGATGGCAAGAATGATTTCATTTGCACCAATGCTGTCACTTACTATATTCGTGACGGCCTGCTTCATTCTGTGGTACAAATGCGTAGTAACGACGTCATCTTTGGATACCGAAACGATTATGCATGGCAACGTCATGTTGTCGAGCAACTCTGCTTCGATTTTGTTAACGAAGACCGATACGATCAAGGTCGTGTCATTGAACCTGGCATGATGATATGGCAAGTGCAAAACTTGCATGTATATGAACGTCACTTTAACCTAGTAAAATAAGGAGGATATATGGACCCACTTACGTTGGGATTTGTATCAACTGCAATGTATAACATTGCAACTGGTTATGCGGAAGATCAACAAGATATGAATAGAACTCCGCATCACCATTACGCCGAAGTGCAATGCTTAGACGAAGGACATTCTTGGCCTGGGTATTTTGTTCCAGAACTTGAAGCTCAATTAAGAACATCTGAGTTTGTACTTTGTATTGAGTCAAAAGTAAACGAACATATGGTAAACCGCTTTATGATTGAACTTAGGTCTCAAGAAAGACTACTTGAAATTGAAGCAGCACTTAAAGAACTAATGCAAGAACGTGAAAACCTTATGAAGGAAATTTGAAATGAATAAAGACGATCTTAAAACAAAATTAAAATCTGGTTTAGTTCAGGTTAAATTTAATAAAGTATCTGGTGAAGAACGGACTATGGTTTGTACTTTAAATGAAGATCTCTTACCACCTGCCACAAAAACTGATCCTTTGTCGCAGAAAAAAGTACGAGCAATCAACGAAGAAGTACAAGTTGTATATGACGTAGAAAAAGACGGCTGGCGTTCTTTCCGTTGGGACAGCTTGGTTGAATACAATGTCCACTAAATGGGACCAACGATTTTACGAGGTTGCGCAACTAGTTTCTACATGGAGCAAAGATCCATCTAAGAAAATAGGTGCAGTTATCGTAAATAATGAACGTCGTATTCTTGCAACAGGATATAACGGGTTTCCAAGAGGTATTGAAGATACCGAAGATCGTCTATTTGATAGAGACGAAAAATATCCAAGAATTGTTCATGCTGAAATGAACGCACTTATGAATGCATTATATAATGGCGTACCTGTAAAAGGCGCCACAATGTATGTTTATGGGTTACCAATTTGCAGTGAATGTTGTAAGTCAATTATTCAAGCGGGTGTTACAAGAGTAGTGATAGCTTATCCTATTGAAGCGCCTCGCAAATGGCAGGATTCTTGGAATAATCAGTCAAAACCAATGTTTGAAGAAGCAGGTGTTATTATTGACTATATCGACTAAAAAGTTGTTGACAATAAATAACACCTGTGATATATTAAATCATATCACATAAAGAATCGTGAGCTACTCTGATCCAGTCAAATATCTCACGTTAATAAACTGATATAAAGGAGAACAATATGTCAAAAATTAAAGTCGGCATCGTCGGTGTCGGTAACTGTGCCAAGTCGCTTGTTGAAGGCGTCCAATACTACAACGCAACCCCAGATGATAAAGTAGGTCTTATGTATCCTGACATCGGTGGTTATACCACTGAGGATATTGAATTTGTTATCGGGTTTGATGTTGATCGTCGTAAAGTCAATCGTCCACTTGCTGAAGCTCTTCGCGCCAAGCCAAACTGCGCTATGGATCACGTTGAAGAAATTCTTGAGTCTGGAGAAAACAGCCCAGGTGCTGTAGCTCCGGGTGCTATGGTCTATTCAGGTCCAGAACTTGATGGTGTAGCAGAATGGATGCTTGATTATCCTGAGGATGTTTCATTCCGTACAGGAGCAGAAGCGGCTAAATCATACGATGATATCGTTAAATTGATTAAACAAGCAGGTGTAGATGTTATCATCAACTATTTGCCTGTTGGTACAGAAAAAGGTTCGCGATTCTATATGGATGCGGCCCTTGACGCTGGAGTACATTTTGTAAACTGTATTCCAACACTGATCTCTACTAAGGAAACTATGGAGATCGAGCAGAAGTTTATCGATAAAGGTCTAACTATTGTTGGATCTGATATGCGTTCTGCATGGGGTGCTTCACGCATGTCGGAAGTACTTCAAGGTGCAATGATTGATTCTGGTTTGATGGTAACACAACATATCCAGATGAACATGGCTGCTGGTTCTACTCAGGGTCAAGAAAACATTCGCACGGGTCGTACTGCAAACACTGACTTCTTGAATATGTCTGAAAAGTCTCGTTTGCATAACAAGCACGTATCGAAAGAAAACGTCTTGAAAGGCCAAAACGTTGTACGTGACGAACCAACTGCAGGTCAAACTTTGTATGCTGGTCCTTCACTTACAGTATTCCAAAAGCCAGGCGGCTCCTATGTTGGCAGTGATAACAAAATCGCAAACTTTGATATTGTTGCATACGGCTTTGGTGGAGCTCGTTATGAAATGTCAGCTCGTCTGTCAGTTCAAGACTCTCCAAACTCTGGTGGTGTGGTTGTATCGGCAATCCGGTTCTGTAAAGTAGCTGCAGAAATGGGTATTGTTGGTTACCTTCGTGGTCCATCTGCATGGACTCAGAAAACTCCGCCTCTTCAACTTACAACCGGTGATTCCAAGTTTGAATGTGACGCACTTGCTCGTCGTACTCTCACTAATTTGACTGAGCCTCAGTTGAAAAAGAACAAACCAGTTGCGAAGAATCTACCTTATACATTCCAAGCAGCGGAGACTGATTATGAGTAGAAATGCCTTTGATGAATGGGAAGAAGTTCCTGCAAAAGCGATTAATTCGTATGATATCGATGGCGTAATTTATATGGGCGAAAACATTCATGGTGTTAAGCCCGGAGCCGAAGATATTATTATCACGGGCAGATCAAAAGATGATCGTGAAGAAACTGAACAGATGCTCCTTTCAAGGGGCATCACCAACCCACTTTATATGAACAATAAATCGCGTGACTTTAATGATCGACGTCAGTCCGGTCAGCATAAAGCAATGACTCTATTCTATTTAGAACAACTAGGTTATCGCTTTAACTGTCACTTTGAAGATGATCCAATTCAAATTCAAGCGATTAAGGAGATGATGCCTCACATAAATATAGTTCACCTAGATCATGATTTAATTGATAAAGGCGAACGTAGTGATGCAACATTAGGAACTACATCAACTTTAAAAGTGCTTCTTTCATATTAGTAAAGGTGATACATGATTGATGCGACCGGTAAGGCATACCCTGAAGCTGACCATTTTGAGTCAATGGATCCAAACTATCCAATCGACAAATATTTTAAATTATGCGATGTAGAAAAGTTTAGAGACTTCAAATATTTTGTAGGCGAAGTCAATAAACGATCTGAATGGCAGCGGGGCCTTACCGAATCGTACGATTATGAGGAATATGCTCTTAATCCAAATACAGAGTATTTCCACCCTATGATCACTTACGATGATCGTATGGTATACATTGGAGAAAACATTGTGGGATTGTCTGATGACGATCTCTCTTTGTATAATAAGATTGGTAATACTATTATCTCTCACTTCTATGGAGCTCGTGGTATTCACCAAATCTGTACTCGTACAAACGACGTCAAAAAAGCTCATGTTGATTTTGAAAACTATTTCAACTCAGGCGAACGTGAACGTATACGTAGAAACTTAGAACTCGCTAGACCAGCAGGATTGGCTATCTACGGAGCAACTGAACTTCGTACTTCTTTGTGGGGTGCGGCAAACAAGTATCAGTGCCATCGTTTCAATGCGCAGACAGAAGAAGAAAAGAAACATCCTGGCAATGTAATGGATTGGGTGGCTGGCCTAGGTGAAGAAGGAATGTTCGAACGTTTAATTGCAGCTGAGAGTATTGCAGAAGCATTTAAAGAACTGACTTCGCACGAAGGTATCGGTAATTATTATGGGTTTCACTGTTCAACTTCAAACTCGGTTAATCCGGCTTTAAAATGGACTAATGATGATAACTTCGTAAAGCCTGGACCAGGCGCTCAATACACATTAAGACTTTTGTTTCCTGAAGCTCCAAACTCACTCATAAATAATGGTGATCTTGTTGTTTGGTTCCGTCATAATCAGAACTTCTTTGGCTTTGATGAAATCAATATTCATGAATCAGCTCACAATATTTTAGATTATAAAGGTGATAAGATCCTACAAAAGGATCAGACTGAAATGATGACTTATGGATCTGAAGTTGGTATGTGCCAATATGGTATTTTCTGCAAACTTCGTAATGATAAGAAAGCTTGTGATCGTCGGGTAGTTACTCGTGCTGGAGATCAAGACATCGAAAAAATGCTAAATAATGCTGAGCAAAGCTTAAAACCACAAGCTTCTCTTGAGAATTTTTTTGTATAAGGTGAATAATTATGAAAGCAGTGATTGCAGCTCCATTTATCCCAATGTCGTTTCAACTTGCGAGCCATAGAGCAGCGCAAGGTATTATCTATGCAGATTTGTTAAAACATTATCATTGTGATGATATTATAGTAAGTCTTTCGCGCCCATCTGTTCAAGGTGAAGGCGCTAAAGAAGCAAATAAAACAGAAGACTTTAACCAATATGATCGATTGTATATCTACCACGGTAACGATCGTAAAGCCGACTCAAAGGATCTTAACTTCTTTGGTGGCACTCGAAACTTTCCTCATGCATATAACATCCGAAACATTTCTCGTTTTAAAGGCGAAGTCTATTCCTTAGAATACGATATGCCTGATTACGCTACTATGCTTGAAGGTAAATTTGCAGGTCATGAACGTAAAGATGGTACACTTGATACTATGGTACCAGAATTTCGCGAAGTAGATATCGATAATCTACGAGCCATGCAAGAACGAGCAATTACAATCAAGCCGCAACATCCAAACTGGAATGGCTTGGTAATTGGTGATAGCCATGCTATTTGTATGTATCGTGAAGGATGGAATGTTAACTCAGTACCATTTAAAACTTTACACGGCGCATTAGAGATGGGCCTTGAAAAATTCATAAATAAATCTGAGGTTAAGAATATTGAATGCTATTTTGGCAACATCGATATTCGCCATCACGTATGTAGAATGGATGATACAAAGCAAGCAATCCGTGATTTGGTTGATCGCTATGTAGAACAAGTCTACAATTTGGATATGGAAAGCAAAGTGATCTATGAACTTTTACCAATTGAAAATGAGCGTCGTAGTATCCCAAAATCTGGGTGGTACATGGGTGAGAAGTTTCATGGGTCGTGGTCAGAACGTAACGATGCACGACTCTATTTCAAAGAATATGCTATGAAAAAGTGTCAAGGTACGGGTATTGAATTCCGTGAATGGCTTACTCCAAGCTATTATAATGAACTTGGTGAACTTGACTTTAAGGCTATGGAAAAGCCAAAGTCAGTGCATCTTTCAAGAGAATATTATCCTTATTGGCAAGGCCTCGAGTATAATAAAATTGAAAAGAAAACTCTAGAGGATTTTTTCGCATGAAGCACGCAACAATCATACCACTCATTGGAGGAGAGGCTCTAGCCGCAACACATGTATTTGGTACTAAACCAGAATATATTCTTTCTTATGACGTATTTAAAGAAAATGAAAAGCACTTATTGAATTACTGGGACAACTCAGTTCCATATCATTTACTTGACAAGGGCGGATCAGCTCCTTTAAATGAAAAAGTAAATGTAGTTTCAAGTGTTTGCCCTTGTGCAGGCTTGAGTCAATATCATTCAAAGCCTGGAGAAGAAAACCAAAACAACCAATGGATGGAAAAGACTGCTAGATATATCTTGGGGGAGGTTAAACCCGATGTATTCTGGGGAGAAAATGCTCCAGCATTGGTAGGTAAAATTGGCGATTTTATGCTTAAAAAGCTTCGTCAAATTGGCCAAGAAAATGGCTATTCAATGAGCCTATATCTTACTAAAAACATTAAACATGGTGTTCCTCAGTTCCGTAAACGCACGTTCTATTTCTTTTGGAAGAAAAGCGAGTTTGGCGAAAACACGCCAGTATTGAATTACTATAACCGTCCTCATCAAAAGATCGAAGACATTATTTCTGGCGTAACTTCTAACTTCCAACAAGAGCCGATTAATCCAAAAACACCAAGTAAAGATGATCCATACTATCGTTATTTGCTTGAGCAAGTTCACGGTGGTATTACACATAGAGAATACTTCGAATTGCTTGAAACAAAAAATGTACGGGGTAATGATGTTGAGTCTTTGATTGAACGTTCTGGCCACGACTATAAAAAAGTTGGTGAATGGATGCTCAAAGAAGGATATGAAAGAGAAATTGCTAAATGCGATCGCAAATACGAAAAGCTTAAGGCCGGTGGTAATATTATGCGCCGTGGGACAATTATTCCAAAGGATTATATTGGAGCTTTTGTTGGTCACTATCCAAATGTACTTACGCATCCATACGAAGATCGTTATATTACGTATCGAGAAGCAATGACAATCATGGGTTTGCCGTCAGACTTTGAATTGTTAGATGAAAAGAAATCAATTAACCATATTTGTCAAAACGTTCCTTTCCAAACAGCTGCTGATATGTCTGAAGAAATTAAAGCAGTTTATAATGGAGAACGTGGATGGTCTGATACTGATTTCTTTTATCAGTCAAACATTAACCAGAAATCAGAGTCTTGGAACGCAGTGCCCGAACCAAGTTTAGAAGAATTTTTTGCATAAATGAGTTGACATTTTAAGCAAAATAGATTATTATAATATTAAAATCGTGGAGCAAATATAATGGCCGAAGAGCAACAAGCACAGGTTTCTATCGAAGAAATCCGTAAATATTCAATCTTTGTTGGAACACCAATGTATGGTGGCCAATGCGCTGGTACCTTTACCAAATCATGTACTGATTTGAGTATGCTTTGTGCAGCTAATGGTATTAGTCTTAAATTCTATTATCTATTTAATGAAAGCCTAGTACAACGAGCGCGAAACTACGTTGTTGATGAGTTTCTTCGCTCAGAATGCACTCACTTAATGTTTATTGATTCAGACATTGGATTTAATCCACGTGACATTCTTTCAATGCTTGCACTAAACATTACTCATCCCGAAGAGTATCAAATTATTACAGGGCCATATCCAAAGAAAACAATTGCTTGGGAAAAGATTTCAAAAGCTGCTTCTATGGGTAAAGGTGAAGAAAATCCATTTGAGCTTGAGCAGTATTCTGCTGATTATGTGTTTAATCCAATTGCAGGCGGTGGTACTTATAATCTTGGTAAACCTGTAGAAATTGGCGAAGGTGGTACTGGCTTTATGCTTATTCCACGTGATGTGCTTGAAAAGTTTGCAGCTGCTTATCCTGAATATAGCTACAAGCCTGATCATGTTCGTACTGAAAACTTTGATGGAAGCCGCGAGATCACAGCCTTTTTTGACTGCGTTATTGATCCAGTTACAAAACGTTATTTGTCTGAAGATTATTTCTTTTGCAAAAAAGCTCGTGAAATTGGAATCAAAGTTTGGTTATGTCCTTGGATGCAATTGCAGCATGTAGGCATGTACATCTTTAAAGGATCGCTTGGTCACATGGCTCAACTCGGAGTAAGTGCTACAGCTGATAAAACCAGTAATAAAAAGACATATGGCGATAGAAAGCCGTTAACAAAACACAAAAAGCGTAATA